CTCCAGGATTGTCAAGTGCCCACAGCAGCACCTCGGTCAGTTTCCCGCGATGTCCTCTGCGATGCTGAGATGACCGTCGGCCACGATGCCTGCCGCGTAGGCCACGCAGTCACGGAAGGTCTGGCCCATGCCCCGTTCGTCGACGGACGTCAGGATTTTCATTGCTAAGTCAAGGTCATGCTTCGCAGGCTTGCCCTTGACTTGAACCGCGTTTTCCCAGTCAAGGAGGATATGCTTCGCCAGCAACTCGCCTGCCGCCTTCTGGTATGCAGGACTGTTGTGGGCTTGAGTCGCCTTCTTGCCGAACGACCGCAACAAGGCGTCATGCGCCACGTTGAAAGGCTTAAAGTTTCGGCTGCGCACCTTGAACCGCACACCGGGGTGATTCGGGATATCCCCGACCCACTCGCCGCCAACCAGATCGACAGGCTTGTCAATTTCGTCGATATTGAACATCGTATTTTCCTTTGGCTCTGGTTCAAAGCGCCGGAGGAATGACGAACCACTCCACTCCCCCGGCTAGCCTTGCCTTGCGGCTAGGCGTGTCGCCAGCGTTGGTTAGACGCTAATTTCTTCGGCAATCCGCTGAATCGGAAAGCTGATCATCCGATTCGCGGAAGAATCACCGCCAGACTTAACGCCCCGCATAGCGAAGCCAAAGAACAGGTCGGTGTCGCCAACAGGCTGTGCGGTCGCTGTGTGGACGCCCGACTGCGTACCGCTTGTAACGATTGCCGCGCCGCCAGGAGTTGCAGAAAGGGAGAATGTTCCAGCCGCAGGCGTTGGGGTAGCAGAGACGTAATAGACTGTCGCTACAGACAGCCCCGTCGGAAGAGCGCCGGTGGTCGACAACGTCACGGCAGTGCCAGCAACAAGCCCATGCGCTGCCCAGCTTACCACGCCGGGGGAGGCGATGCTGATGGTAACAACGCTTTCCTCTCCGCAGTCAGCGCCCCATTCGATCTTGAACGCAAACGGTTTGCAGGAACGCTGCGCAGCGCGCATTTGGATCTGACCAGGATCGACGCGGTCTGGCACGAACATGCCCTCGGTGATCGGGAAGGAGATCACGCCCTTGGCGTACAACGTAATGTTGGTGTTGATCAAGGTCTGAGTGAGTGACTCCTGTTCGACGCCAAGATCGCCGGTTTCGGCCCAGCCGTCGACTTCAATCCACGTTTGCCCGGAAAAGTCTGGAAGCGTGACTGTGCTCTTGTAGGGGACGCGCGAGCCGATGTAGAGCTTCGACCCTGCTACTTTTTGCAGAGATGCCATGAAAGGCCTCCATAGTTTGAAGCCCCACGGAAGGGGCGGTTGTACCGGCTATGCCGGATTAATTATGCGGAGCAGCGCCAAGAGATGTTAACCGGCGTACGCCACCAGCCCCCCTCTCTGAAGCCTTCAACCACATGAGGCGCGGATACGATTCGGACGCAGACGTCGCTGTATTCGAGATTGGCATCCTCTGGGAAGTGTGCCGCGATTGCAGCTGCTGCTTCCTCGTAGACTGCCAAGTCCTGCCCGATAGGTGCGACATGGGACAGAGTCAACGTCCCAGTTCTCTCATGCTTCCCGCGTTTGATGTAGACGCGCCGGGGGGCCACAATTGCGCGACCAACAGCGATGTACGCGTCCTTTCCAGGGCGGTAAACAGATGCTGGGTAGGATACAAATAGGTCGCTCGGCAAAGACTGAACGCGAGCTTTCAATGCCAGCCATATTTTAGTCTCAACAGCTGGCATCAATTAACCTCGCGATGTCACTTGCGCTTTTATGTCCTCAGCAACCAGTTCAACTATCGTCGGCCACACCAAGACTGCAGCCTCGACAAAGTGCGCGCCCTCTTGGTTGTATGCTCTGCCCAAGCTATCCTCGCCAACGAATCCGTAATTCTGGCGACGCGCATACACAGCTTGATAGCCTAACCAGACGGTGTCTTCGAGGGAAAGCGTAGCAGTGACTGTCCCGATATCCTGCCCAGAGTAAACAGCGTCTGGCTGTCCTGTTGTTGGCATTTCAGCAGTAGACGCCAGCAGGGATCGCATCAAGTTGCCCGTCAAATGAGGAAGTCGCCCCCCGTTCGCCCGCGTCGTGGTCATCTCGTCGGCCAGCATATCGATGGAACCGCGCCATACCGCCGTCAATCGCTCTTGAGTTTCGTTGGCCCAATCTCCAACGATGTCAGCGAATTGGCCCATGAACAATCTCCAAATGCCAATCACCGAAACTGATATTTTGCCCACTCTGGCAGATCGTCTGGCGGGTTCTTCACTCCCGTTATCCTGACAGACCCACACATCGGCGCACTGTCAAATCCTACATATTCAATTCTGTTGTCCTTGATGAACTTTCTAAAGTCACAGTTTGGATCATCAGTGCAGAATATGATATTGATGCAAATCTCAACCATTATTTAATGCTCTTTGCTATTTCCACTACACCGATCGCAGCCTGCTTCAGAGCCTCTGCAATCTTTCCTGCTATGATAGCGTCCAGCATCTTGCGGCGACGTTCTTCGCAAGGGGTGCAGTTCATGTCAGGTTCCAACTATGGTCGATGCGCATGGTCGTGTCGCAGGTGCAATTGATTATCTCTTCTGCTCCGCCATCAGGGTCAAGCGCGTACTGAAGCACTGCGCCATTCTCAAGGACGAAAGGAGTATTGAGCCCGCGAACCTGCTTGTTGTTCGCTGCGACGTGATGCGGCCTCGGATCCTTGACACCACCACCATGTCGCCAAGTTTTGATCACCGCATTGTCAGGATAGTTAAGTTTCTCAAGCACCTGCTGCATTGACTCTTTGCGGGAGGCCATGACAGCCATTCCAGTCTCGGTTCTGGCTACGTCTTCGCCTCTGCGTTTCAGGAGCTTGTTGGTGTATCCGTTTATCATGTCTTCGACATTCTTCGCGGTTAGCGTAGCCTTGCCCTGCTGGACTCTGCCGAGTAGTTTGTCGAACCTCTTGTCACGCAAAGTCATTCCACTCAGTATCTTTTCAATCTCAGAAGCTGACCCGTTCTGCAGCCGAGAGCGCATTGATTCGACATATCCCATCTGAGGCGCGGACAATCCTAGAAGTCCGCCGGTCCGCTTGCCGTTGGAAATGTTCCCTATCAAAGACCTAGCTATCGTAAAGGGATGACTTCCCTTCTCGTAGCTTTCCAAGATCTTAGCAGTAATCGCCTCTCGAAGGCCTGGTATTATTAGTTTGGTTATCTTCTCGCTTCCATTAGCAGAAAGCCAAGCCTCAGCACGCGGGTTTTCCATGTTGAACAGGAAGTTGATGGCTCCCCCGCGCGGACCCTTGATACCTGCTGCTGCAAGCGAACCGCCCTGCGCGTATACGGCCACCAGAACAGTCTGGTAGCCGTAGAAGGCTTCCTTGGTTATCCCGAGGGCTGCAATGGCTGCCTCCGTATCGCGCGCTGTCAAAGCCGCAATCAGTTCTTTCCATACGACCCGATCTTTGATTCCTTGTACTGCGGTCATAAACGCCTTGCGAAGCTCAGGCTCCAGCTTCGCAATCAGCGCCTTGAAGAGCTTTGTCTGCTGATTGGTCGAAGCCATTAGTTCCTCGCAATAATCACGATGGCAGCTGGTGTCCCTGCAGCGGGCAAGCCCTCAGTCTGAACAACCTGAAGGATCTTTCCATCGACCTCAACTTTCATAACGTCATCGTCGCCCATCCTCCAGTCCATGATTGGAACAGCCGCTACGATTCGAAAGTCAGTGCTTAGGATTGTCACCCCGTTGGCGTACTTACCAGCACCAGCTACAGCCGCCTTGAGCGTCTCCGAAACTGTTTCGGGGATAGCGGGAACCCAAGGCATGCCGGTGTTTGTTTGTCCCAAGGTTTCCCTTTTAAGGACGACTAAACCCTGTCCGAAAACAGACGAAGACAGAAGCTCTGCCGTGACCAATGCCATTTCATCGTAGAAAGACATATCAAACTACCGATGCAACCCAGCGACGACCCGCTAGGTTCAAGTAGCACCACATGAAATCTTCCACAATGAGGACGTTCGGCCGGAATGCGTTGAGGGGGCTTCCAGGCCCAAGCAAGAATGCAAGGTCTTTTGGGCTAAAGAACGAACGCGAAACCGCGCCACTCACAGCCTCGCTCTGGGTCAAACGACCAAGCGATGCAACCGTCGGAGACAAGCTGTTTGGGGAGACCAGCTCAAGCAGAGCTAGCTCGTAGCTGGCGTTGATGATAGCGTCAGGGGTGACCCCATCAGGCACAGCCGACTGGGAGCAGTTATCGTATAGATCTACGCGCGGGAACTGCAACGCCTGTCCTGCTACAGCCTTAACACCACTGAGTTGGCCAGCGTAGCGCCCATCGAGCGCGCGAGAGCCGCGACGCATAGCAGACTCACGCTGTACGTCAGTGTAGGTCGACGCGGCCCAAACCACGTTACCCACCAAGACGTGATATGCAGATGCAGCCGCAAGCGTCCCGTAAAAGGTCATTTCGGAGCCTCAAGCCCTTTCTGCCAGTCAGCAGGAGCTTCAGATTCTTGTTGCTTGGCCGGAGCCTTAGCAGCCACAGGAACCGCCGTTTTTTGGCCAGCCTGCGGCTTCGTGGGCTCTACGGCTGGAGCCGGAGCGGCAGGGACAGGAGCCGTGTTTTCTTGGCTATTTTTTGGGTCTGAAGATTCAGTGATCGAAAGATCGAAACCAGATTTGTGCTGCGCACTGGGGTCGAGATCGTACACATCTTCGGAATTCGGTGGAACGATGACCATCCCCCCGGTTGCTGCGCTAAGAGCTCTTGCTCTGGAGCTATCATTCCTGACATTGAACTTCATTTCTATTCCTCCGGTTCAAGGTTCGAATCTGGCGAAGGAATGAACCTTCGCCAGAGCTTTGTCATTCAGACTTACGTCCGACGGCCAGTCCGAAGAGCTTCCGGACGCTGGCAGAAGTACAGCGGATAACTGTAGAGCTCACCGCGAGACCAAGCCTGCCGCTGCAGATCCAGAATGTTCATCGCATAAGTGTCTTGCCCCGGCGTGTTGATGAAAGGTCCGAACTCCGCAGGAGCCATCGCCTTCTTGAACACGTCCGGTGCACCGACCGGAAAGAACTTCACTTCATCTGGCTTGATTGCCACGACGGAATTGTCGTCGGACCCACGATAGTTGTGGAACGTAACTCCGGCGTAGACAAAGTCGCCGAACGCGGTTGCCGTACGAAGCTCTGCAGCGGCAACGTAGTTCAGGTAGGTCGCGCGGATCGTCGGGTGATCGATCAGAGAATCGTAGAAAGCGTCACCGGCAAGCGCGTGAATCTGCGCAACGTTAGTGACGGCCCCGCGAGACCCTCGCACCATCGAGCGTACCAGATTTGTCAGGATCTGGCGAACGTTGGTAGTATCGTCATCGAGGTTGAAGTCGATGACAGCAGGTGGCGCAACGCCAAACTCGGCGAAGTAGTCGTAGATCACAGAAGTGCCATCAGCGTCGAGCAGAAGCCCCTGAAGAGCACCGAGGCGATGGTACTCGTGGGTCAGCTCCATGTCAGTGCGAATCCGCGCCATGCGACGAAGATACTCAGCCTGAACCTGCGTGAACTCGGTCTCGGACCCGTAAGCGCGGATGCCCTCGACCTCGTGCGCGTACATCGTGAAGGCCTTGGCAAGCCGCGTAGTCTTCAAGGGGACCGCATCGCGGTCGTCCTTGGCGAGTTCTTCGGGCGGGGAGCCCAAAGCCGATGTGCCGATCAGAGTCAGAAACCCGTCGCGACGGTCGATGAAAAGGTTCCGCGTACGAACGGGCATGGGCGAAAAGATTCCCAGTTGTCCGAGCGTCTGCGGAACGTAGTCGATCTTCTCGACGACGCCTGTCAAGGACGTCATGGAGAAAGCATTGTTGTTGAAGACGTCCATGCCAGCCATTGCTGAAACTCCTTGTTATCGGACGACGATGCCGAGCGCAAGAAGCGCGGCGTTCGCAGTGGCGATCTGTGCGGCAGAAGCGCCCGCCGAGTAGATCAGGTGATCGCCATTGACTTCGCAGTCACGACGGGTGATGGTTCGCTTGATGGTAACAGCAGGGGGGACTTCCTCGTAGAGGATGCCAGCCACAGTCTGCGTGCCGTCTGTCGCACCCAAAAGGTGCCGCGCAAAGTCCCCCGGAGCCTTGGTGACGGTAATGTTGAATCCATCCCCGGCAACCATCGCCGTAGCGCCAACAGTCAGCGTGAAGGTCAACCCGCCTCGGGTGACAGCCGATCCGGTCGCACCATTGGCAAGCAGAGCGCCGCCCGGAAGCGCCACACTGAAAGTCGTGGCCGTCAAGAATTCGACGACGTAGACACCGACAACCGCATCAGCCGAGACGGTAACAGCACTCGACGTCGCATTGCCAGTATTTCCGGGCTGTACAGCGGCGGTCGCGGCCCCGGTGATGACCTGACCGAGAACGGTTCCGACCTCAAGGATCAGGCTCGCGTGCCCGATGACGTCGGCCTCATCGCGCGAGCGATACATGCCGTTTGCCTCGGAGACGAGGTAATTGGCTGGGCCATCACGCATTGAAAGAATGGTCATATCTTACGCTCCTTTCTTGAACGTAATGCCAGCGGCTTTGGCGACAGCGTCGCCCCAGACTCCGGAGTTGGCATCGGTGATCTTTTGCGATCCGAGAGCGTTTCGCACTGAATCGTTCGGAGCAGTCTGCTTCGCAGCGTTGACGGCCTTGAACATTCCGTTGATCTCGGAAGGGGTTGCGTCCAGCACAGCCGCATCACCGAGGACGGAGACAACAGCAGCTTTACGCAGATCGGCGTCTGGGACATTGTCGCAGACGATCTTAGCGTCGATCAGTTTAACCTTCTGCTCGAGAGCGACGCGGTCAGCGATCATGGTGGTGAGCTTTGCGGGAGTGACCGCTGCGTCTTCCATGACTTTCTTCTCGGCTTTCAGCTTGCCGATTTCCTCGTCCTTCTCGTCGTCCGACTTCTTCTTCTCGAACATCGCATCGGCGAGTTTCTTCGTCATCTCAGTCTTGTAGGCTTCGATGATGTTGGCATCGGCGATTGGCAGTACGACTGCCGCATCCCCTAGCACCACGCTCTTTGTCGACATGGGAATCTCCTTGTCACCATGGTGGATAGGGGTCGCCCCCCAGTGGATCGCAGCGTCACCGATGCGAAGTTCTTTACCGCCGCGTGCCGCAGGAACGACAGCGAGGTGGTTGATGTTGATTGGTCCGACCTGAACCGCTTGATAAGGTGTGCCGTCCGGCGCAACGCCATCCTGCAGCACCATCGGCGTCGTGTAGCCCATGCTCACTTCACGCGTGCCAGCCTCAACGCCATGTATTGCGTCGGCGTCCATGATTGAGAAGTCAACCACGATAGA